CTAAATCAAAATATTCTTTCCAGCTTCCTGTAGCTTCTTGTGCTTGCTTTACTAATTTAATGTGTCCGTCTTCACTACGAACAAATTGACATGCAACATCTGTGCATTCTGTAAACAATCTATTAAGTTGATCTTGGACGCCCTTAATTGATTCATCTAGTTTAGCCAGCTTGTTTGCTTCTACACGATCTTTTTCTTCGGTCAAAGAACTGCGTTGATCAAGATAATTATTCATTGAAGCAATAATTTTCAAAACCTTTGCTTGTTGATCTGCCGGAGTAACAACCAGCGAAAGCTCGATTGGATTTAAATCCAAATTGATTTCGCCAACCTTGATCCCATTAATGCGCAAGCCCTTTTTATTTCTGATGCAATCACAATAATCACGTTCCGTAACTGCTGCTTTTTGGCACACCGTACAAAGAGCACGACCAACTGCCGTACCCATTGAAACGCAATTCGCATATCCTGACTTAACCTTATGAGCTAAATCTGGATATGATTTCTTATCAAGAGCACACAATCCAACTACACGCTTAAATTTTTCATCCCAATGTGTATCAATAATAATACCGCGAACACCTTCTACATCAGAAGACTGATGATTGATGCAGAGTGGACGACCGCGCCACTTGGTGAATGCCTTTTTAAGTTCAGAAGAAGGAAAGATGTCACCATTTTGATTAGCATATGGATCGATGTTTGGATCAGAGCAAACCCATTTCCAACTATCATCAAAGCTACCAGTAATTTCTTTTCCGTTCTTGTCTTTTTTTGGCTCACCAGTTTTTGGATCAACCAATGCTGCTTCTGCGCCATGCAACATGATGGCTGTAAAATAAAGAAAATCATCAGAGCGCGGCGCAAGTTTCTTAAGACTTTCGGCTAGTTTAATGAAGCGATTTGTTACTTCAACATCTGCTAGAGCCTCATGTGCCGGAATATCATTAGAAAGTAATTCGCCTTCCGCAATTTTGAGTAGACCCATATCTATTCCTTTTGGTCAAAATATAAATAATTAACCGTAATTAGTAGAAAATACTTAATTCAAGTTTTTTAGGACACCTTTAATTATTTAAGACAAATCACCCAACTTAATTACATTACCACAGAAACAGGCTCTAGCTAATTCGCCTTGTAAAATCATGTGTTGAATACCACACTTTTTACATACAATAATATAGCTAGATTGATCGGACATAGAGTTAGAGACAGCTTCTTCTCTTTTCTCAACACTATCCTGATCTTTAATTTCAGTTATTTGTCCAATAGAGTATTTTATAAATGCCATGTTTACCTTTTAACTTAATGACTGTTCGCCAAGAATATTTTTTAACATATAATCTCTAACACGACTTATGACATCAAAAAGAGGCTGATTACCATCAAGTATTTTCTGTGATATGTCTTTGAATTCTTGGATAAAGCCAGGCTCACCAATCTTAAGTTGCATGTCCGTTAGTTCATTATATAATGTTGTAAATTCTTCAGATGCCTTGGTTAAATTCGTAACCATATCTTGCATCTCAACATCCTGAATATTATTTAATAATTCAATAGCTTGCTTAATAGATGCAATTATTCTTTCATATTTTTGTTTTTGTCTTGCTATTGTCTCTTCAAAAGTTTCTGAAATTATAACAAGGGACGTTTCCTTGCCATGATAGTTTTTGAAGACTTCAAGATTGTTTTCAATAGAATCTACCCAGTCCTGTAGATCCATTTCTGCTTTATCAAACATGTCAATTACTTTTTTGGCAACTGCAATCTCATCATCCGAAATGTCACTAGTAAAAAGCAACTGGGCGAGGCGTATAAAACGAGCAGAATGGTCCATTATAGTTTTCCTCCCTTAGTTCTTTTTTGGTGTGATTCACTCATTTTCTTGCGAGTTTCAGGTGAAAGTTTTCTGCCAAGATTAGCCTTATTGCCTACACCATTTTTATTTCCCATCATTGCCTTACTCATATTGTTTTTTGACTCATCAGAACGCTTACGTCCTATTCTTTTTAGCTTTGCAATTACCTGGGCAGCTTTCATATTGGCAATTGCTTCTGGCGATGTTTTTGTTTCAAGTCTACATTTATTACCAAGTTTAGACTTACGGATTTTTTCGCGGGCTTCGGCAGAACGCTTAACACCCAAACTATTCTCTGCTTTGGGATTTATATTATAGCAATTTTTACAGCCGTCCCAATACCTATCCAAAAACAACTGTTCGTAAAACAAACAGTTTTCTGGATCACATAACAGTACAATTACGAATTCAAAATTGTCGGCACCATATTTATTCCAGGTATTTTGGAGATGAATATTTCTATGTCGTCCACTATTTAGATAAGTTATATGATTATTCCATCGTTTCGTAAAGCTAGTTGTAGCGCTTCCATAATAGAAGTTTCTATTGATTTTATTAACTATTTTATAGATACCTGTTTTTGTTTTCACTGTATTGATTCGCAATTATTAATAGAGTCTATTGGTAATCAATTTTTGTTCTTTGTCTTCTGGCAATTCATTTTTTGCACCAGCAAGAATATGTAGCAGGGCATGTCGGACTAATTTATCTAATGGCATTTCCTTAAGAGCACCACGAATTAATTCAGGATTAGGGTTTACCAAGATGTCAGCTTTCTTTATCCTATAATCTTCTGGTGACCAACTAACCTTTAAAAATCTGCGGCTGTCAGGATTCTTTTTCATAACGATTTTGATATTCCAATCTGTCATATCTAAATCTTTTTGTTGGGAAAGTTTTGCATCTTTAATTTGTTCTAAAATATGTCTCGTCAAACTTTCTTCTTTATCGTTTGCGTAAAAAACATGATCTCCAACATCTATATCATGAAAAGCGCAAAAACTACCGACGACTTCAATAACCTTTGATGCTTTATCGCAAGTAAATAGTTCTGAACTATTTGGTTGGCAATTACGATAAATTTTAACTATTTGATTATTTTGATCTGCAAAAATTATATCAATTGGGAATGCTACTTTACCCATCCAAAATGTAAGAGGCTGTAAACTAGTATAAACAAAAAGTAAACCAGACTCAGGTCTAAGAGAACTGTAACTCTGCAACCCAATAACTTGCTTCTGGTAGGTATCAGCCACATCACATTTAACAAACGGAGTAAGATGAAGTTTTGAGCGTTTGACAAATAATATATTGGTTTTACCACTAACATCTTTGGCTCCTAAATATTGTTTTACTGTATTTGCATGAGTTTCTGCTTCAGATTCGACTTGAGATTCTGACCAGTCTGGATGTCTATGATGAGCAATTTCATGAAGGATAGTTACAAGTGTTCCCCACTGATCTGTAACTTTATCAACGCGGACAATCTTATCTAATGGTTTTTTCTGGTGTGTTGTCGGATCTTCTCCAACCCAAACATGTCCGTAGGGATCACCACTAATTGGCTGCAATGTAATCGGAGGCAATCCACTGCCACTTGGTTGTGATAATTGTTGTTGCGTCTGTTGAATATCTGCGCCAGGAGTTGTTACAATAATTTTATCGACAAACCCAGACGCTTCCTGATCAATAAGTGCTTTAACTTGTGGTATTTTAATTAAGTCCTGAATGATCTGGTTTGAGTCATATGTTACGGCGGTTTTTAAGAAAGCTTCCTTTTTTACCTCATCTTCTGTCTCTACCTGATCATTATTATCTTCTGTGATTTCAATTTCATCATCAACAAAATAGGTTTCAAAAATATTAAATTCGCTTTCCATAGTATTACGCGGATTTCCAATCTGCTCATACATTGCTGGATCAGAATATTGTGGAAGATTTAACCATGCCTTTTTATCACTAGCATCACTTATATATTTTGGAAAGTCATCAGGATTTGAAGACTCTTTGGTTATACTGATAGCATTCGGATCAAACACTACATTGGGAATTTTGTTCCATGTATATCCGCCGCCTGTTTCATAATAAGATGGAGGAATATCAACCGTATAAACGCCATCTTCTAATTTAGCAATGGCTGCTACATGAACTTCGCCAATTGAATATGAAACTGTTGCGCATTCAATGCCAGCGCGTCCCATTTCATCACACATAGCATCAGCAATTAAATGACATATACCACCGCCATTTAATTCATCATCTTCATCCTGAACCCATCCATCATATACTTTTTGGGCAGCCTTTGTTAATTGTGGAAGAATTAATTTAAGTTCTTTAAGTGGACGTAAACCATATTCGTCATCCACAGCATAATAAGTATTCCACAGATTAAAATGCGGTGTTGTGAAAGCATCTGGGCGTTCGTTAACCTGCTCATACATTTGAGAATTACCGTTATATTGTTGCCAATCAGGAAATGCTTTTTTATTGAGTTCAGCAGTTATTTTATCAATTGCGCTTTTCATTTCGTCCGTAAAAACGTAGTGCTCATCTGTAACAACATGACGATGACGCAAAGCCTCTTCATCTTTTGGGTGATTAGAAAAAATTATTGTAGGATTTTTTGATCTTTCGGGTAAAGCACCGAAAGCAAGCAACTTGGTATTGCTGTTCTGACATGCGTTTAATTTCCGCAATCCTTTGCTGTGACCGATCCATAAATCTGCTACAGGAGGAAGATTGTTGCTTTCTGCAAATTCAAGAGAAACAACATATCCCTTTTTATTTAAATATGCCGCAATGTCATTATAAAATACATCTGCAAGTGGATTATCCTGAATAAACCTTATATTGCCTTTAATAACTACAGCTTTAAGATTTGCTGTTGAACCATAATCTAAATTATGACGAAATGCAAAACCTTCTTCTTTAGTACCAATATATGAGCCACGACCCTTGTTATCATCGTCCTCGACTTCATTAACTTCCACAGTTTCCAGGTAACCATCATCTGCGTGATTAAATGGAACGCCATTATCAATGCCACCCATATTCAGGGCACTATAATCAAGTGACAAACCAGAACCCATGCTACTACCGCTGCTGGGCAGAATATCATTATCTCGTGTGCCCGGTGTAATCATAGGAAGACGATTCTTTATACGTTTAGAGATTTTAACACGACTAAACATAGGCATGATGTTCTCCTACCTAAAAATTCTAGCAAGTTTTAATTTACGGATTTCGCGCCCGGCGACTTCTAATTCATCATGCATTTCGGTATTATTATCTTTTGGTACATCAAGCAAAATACGCTCTAATTCATCATGATGTTCTTCTTCTTCCTGCATGATTTCTTCAATGAGAAGAACTAATGGAAGATCGCCTGCCTCATCTGCTGCGGCATGAATTTTTGTATACATTTCAAGTGTTTCAATTTCTGCATCTTGGAGTGCAGATAAAGTTTCATCATAACCTTTATAAATTGCATCTGCAACTGCAGTAATTGGTGGATATTCTGTGGGCGGCATCCCTCCCATCGCAACAATCTTTTTGCCGACTTCTTCCAAGTGGTGCATTTCTCGTTCCATGAAATCTTCATAGATTTTTCCATAAACACTTTCTAGTGGACCAGTAACGGTGACATATGCGTGTAAATAACCATGATAGGCTTTCAATTCTTTGGCAAAAGCTACACATAACATTTCAACTAACGTTTTATTAGCATCCATATTAGCTCCTTGCCGGTGGTGCTACCTGGAATGTTTGTGTATCAGAGCCTTCGTTGGGTTTTGGTGTTTGTGCAACCGGAGGAGTAGGAGAAACTGGCGGTGAGACCGATGTAGCTGGTTTTGGGGCTTCTTTAGCTATACCAAATGCTTTATCAATTTCATCTACAAGACCATCAACCAGTTTGCTTACGAAGTCGGATTTGGTAATTGCATATGTAAGAGCGCCACTAATAGCCGCCTTAACAAAAGTTGAATCTTTTATTAAAGTAAACCCCGGAACTTTTTCGGTTAATGCGTTAATTATTTCGCCGGTTAATACAGATATACCACCAGTAACAATGGCATGTGTAATAACATTCACTAGTGTTTTTTTATCGAATAATTTTGAATAGTCGCCGCTTTTTAGTGCATCTAAAATAGATTTACCAAAATATTCTCCGCCTTCATCTTTTGTGGTAAGAGCACCGCCTCCGGCACCGAGCAAGAAATCCCACAAGCTACTGGCTTCTTTTATAAAGGCATCAATTATATCTGCATCTGCCTCGGCCCCCATTAAATCAAGAACACCCGCTAATTCTGCCAATCTGGCAAATGATTGCTTTCTTGTTTCAATATCTTTTGTGGTGATAATGTTTTTTATTTCTAGATCAAAGATTTCTTGGGCTCTTTTTTGCATGGGCGGAATCCTCTGCTTTTTTCTTTTTTAATTTCGTAGTAAGAAGATGACGCATCCCATCGATATCTTTTTTTAATACATGTAAACCGAATGCATCTACAATAAATTTATCTTTTAATGCGTCTTCTAACTCGTCTAGATTTAATAATAAAAAATTAATATATTTATCATCTTTGCGCTGAATAGCCTTTAAACCAAGATCATAAATCTTTTTAAGCTCTCTTTTGGCATCAAAGTATGTTGAATAACCGCCCATAAATTATCCTTACTTCGGTGGTCCAGCTCCTGGCGCCGGGGCTGGTGGTGGAGCTGCAGCCTCACCCCCAGGTGCTTCCGGTGCGGGTGCTCCTGGTACTTCTGGTGGTGCGCCTTCTCCACCTCCACCAGCTCCAAGGTCCGGCATTGGAGGCGGTGCTCCGCCAAGTTCTGGCATCCCACCTGCTTCACCTTCTGGTGCAGCTTCGCCTGGAACGGGCTCTTGTTCTTTTCCACTCTCAACGATTGGTTCATCAGGATCAAGGGCACGCAATTCAACAAGACCCATATTCTTAAGTTCGTTCTGTTCTTTGGCCATAATCGCGCCACGAACCATTTCTTCCCTGATAAGTCTTTGTTCTTCTTCCCAATTCAAACCAAGCGAACGATAAAGCGTATGAACAGAGATTTGGCTCTTTTCAACATATGCCCCAAGCGCCTGGATATAATCATTAAGATCATAAAGGTTAATGTGGTTCCAATCAATCTCTGGAACAATAAGAACCTTCTCGCCATTACGGTATTCAAAAAATCCCTGGATTTGTGAAATAGGCGCAAAGATTTTTTTCTCCAGCCATTTCTCTAACATGTTACGAAATGTAATGTAACGTGTACGAAGAACTTCAAGACCTACTGAAGCAGATGCATATGCTGTTCCTTCAGTATCCATAATTGATTTTGGAACCATTAGTCCAGCATAAAGATTTTCACGAATAAAATTGAAATCGTTTTGAGTGTCAAGAATAGCTCCACTGGCACCAACTCTTTCAACTTTAACAGCAGCATGGGTAACAATCTTAAAGTCCTTGTCCCACTGTGCTTCTTCAAAAATTTGTCTGTATGCTTCAAGTTGTGCATCACTTGGGTGGAATTCACCTTCGCCAGTTCCACCAACACTAATTAATGTGATTGGGTTTACCAAGCTATCTGCTTGGGCAAACTTACATTCACGAAGCTTATCGTAAAGCATTAAATCTTTATAGCAAGAAACAATAATACTTGTACCACGAACATCATAAGGAGAACTCAACATCTTAAGATGCGAGACATTAAAGTTGTCCAAAGGAATTGGTTCATTCTTTCTAATGTGGTGAATAATATTATCTGGAATCTGCTGACGCAATTTGATATCAGCAGGGTGATTGCTTGTAACAACCTTTTTAAGAATTTCATCTGGACGCAAAGAAATCAATGGAATATTTGATACACCTGACTTCTTTACAGTTACGTAGTCTGGGTTTTGAATAACGATGCTTGACCAAATACCATTATTTTCATCAAGTTCAGCATATGGAAATGCCTCGCCCATCTTCCAGAATTCAAATGCAACACCAGCAATAGCATCGAATAGATCGATGCGTTCTGCCATATCATTAAAGAATTGTTCTACTTTACGATGCTTGCACTTAACATTAATTTTTGAAATTGGATATGTTGCATGTAGCGTAATAGCATTTCTTACAATAGGATGCGTGTCGAAAAAGTTCCTATTCCATGCATTCATGGTCATGCGATCACGCGGAAGGTTTAAGTTGGCTACTTGGAAAAGAGGAGAATAAATTTCTGGAATAGCTCTATCTACTCCTCTGCCGCCACTGCTTATATGACCAATACCAAAGTCGCCTGCAACACCACTATCCGCCAATTTTCTCAGGCTGGGCGTAGTATCGATTGCGCGTTTAATGTCGGCTTCCATTCTTCTCTTGGGATTACTTGGAATGCCAATTACGCCATGATTGACTGATTCTTCTCTACCCGCATTGGTCTTTTTTTGCACAACATCTTGAATCTGTCCCTTGCGAATTTCACTTAATCTTTTTAAAGCTGCCGCAGAAAAATCTTCTTTGCTAGCAGCGTTGGTACCTCTCTGGGTTCGCAATATAGCGCCCAGAGCAGTTTTAGTATTAGTAACGGGGGAATTCTGATCATACTTACCTGACACATTTACTTGCTCAAATTTATCTTTGTCTGCCATGTTTATTCCTCAATACCGGGTAATAATTTAGTTTTTTTATATTTTCCCCTAACTTTACCCAACATATTTAAAGACATTTTTCGTCTTGTCTCCTCACTATGACGCTTTCCTTTTCTTGGATCTTCTTGTCGCTTTCTTGCCAAGGAAAGTTTCTTTCTGGTTTCAGCACTTACAATCCTACCTTGTTGTGCAAGCGACATCTTAAGTTTAGTTGCATCACTTGTTTTTTTGCCTGTATATAAAAGAGAAAACTTTTCTTTTAATTCTTCACTGCAAGGTCTACTCATCTTTCTTCTTGCTTCAACCGTATGTTTCCTTCCAGTCATAGGAGCCATGGCATCCTTGCATATATTATAACAATTTGTGCCATTGTCCCAATATTTATCGAGATAATTTTGTTCTATTAAAAGCAACATATTTTTATTATCAATAAGCTCCACACATTCAAAAGCAAATACTAATTCTCCATATAAATTCCAAGCATTTTGTAGTGGCAAACAATGATGAAGTTTATTTCTTAAAAGATTTTTGTGCCTCCTCCATCGGCTATTAAAATTAACAGCAGAACCAACATAAATCTTATTGTCTAAAATGTTACGTATAAAATATATACCACTTTTATTCATATTACTTAAGCTTGGGCAAATACGCTAATTTTGGCAATGTACGAGAAATTTGATTTGGGTTATTTGGATTTAAATTAAACCCTCTTGACATCTCAAATTTATATGCTAAATACGCATCTATTAATGCCATGAAACCATCATTGGGCAGTACGCCCTTAATATATTTTTTTCTCGGCATTCCACCTACAACTGTATGTTGGACCTCCATAGAAGTAATATGTTCAATGAGCCAATCCATTTTCTCAAAGCTTTTCCACGGAAATCTAACTTTTCCTTTTCGCATTAAATCAAAAAGTTCTTCCACATAATAATCTTTATTCCAATGAATTCGTAATTGATTTCTATCGTAAGTAACATTTTTTTTCATAGTACCACTTGTCTCGGCACTAATAAATTTGCCACCATAGATTTTTTGTAATTCATTACAAATATCATGGCCATAACCCCAGTCTGCTACTGCAAGACGTAGATTATAGTTCTTAAACATTGTCTTTACAAACTCCATTTTGTGTTGAAAATCTGTACTTCTCATTCTATATGCAAACTCTACATTAATAGTCCCCGAGCTATCGGCAGAAATAACAGCCACACATGAATATGATTGTCCCCCACCAGAGCCTTCCTCATTATTGTCAGAATCTATTTTTCCACCCCAGTCTACCCCCATCCATGTTTTTCTCTGCTCAGGAAAAATATTCCTAGCAAAAGCACGTTCTGTGTCTTTACATAGTCCTTCGATTTCATCTCTGGAAATCGGCATATCGCTTCCAGAATAAAATTCTCCTAGTGCTTCATTATAATATATCCTCTCAGATGAAGCTTTGTTATTATCTGGATGTTGGTCAAGAATATAATTTTTATCTAGCGTTGGAACATATAATTGGCTGACATGATAACCAATAAATTTCTTTTCTGTACCATCTTTATTATATGGCTCCGTTGGTATCCACTTACCGTTTTCGACTAGAACTCTTTTATCATCTTCATGATTACACTTTGGACATTTAATTGTTTGGCCAAACAACCAAAGCTTTTTCCAGTCATCAGTCCCCGGAGTAGATAACATAAAATAATGGCCACACTCTTTATTTGTGCAGCCCAAAAAATAATATCTCTTATCTGTTTGTTCCCAAAGACTTGTCTCGAAATAACTTCCCCTAGCCTTGGGTGTTCCAAAATAAACCTGCACACCCTTGCCAATCTGACCATATTTCGATGCTGTAAGTGTTTTTAAAGCAACACCTATAGCAGTTGATGACATATCTTGAACCTCATCAAAAAAGATTACGTCACAGGTAATACCACGAATACGGTCGCTGTTATTGCCAAGACTCTCGATCCATAAGTTGCATCCACCCTTAAATTGTTTTAAGGTAATGTTATCTGGTTTATCGGAAGAGATTTTTTTAGTTCTAGGATTATAACCAATTTTTTGCTGATTAATATAATCATTGGTTGCACTATTAATTAATGCATCAAGCTTGACCTGTGAAAACTTTTTAGCGCGAGAGAGATCAGGAAAACAATGAAGAACTGTAATTGGCTTGTAACCAGTGCCACCAAATAATCCGCTTGCAGTGAAATAAAGATCAAGAGCGCCGCCCATAACAGTTGCACCGACCTGTCGTCCCTTGAGAATGACTATTGGTTTACCATCAGGATTAACTGCTTTTAAAGCGATATAACGATAGATGTCTGCCATAAATTTCCATCCGTTCCCCGATACCTTAAAAGACTCTCCCTCAAGTTTTAAGTAATTTTCAGTAAAAGCTACAGGATCTACTTTAAGTAGTTCACTTTTGATTTCAGAGAATAGTTTATTAAAACTATCGTCGCTAGACACGTAGAAACTTTTCTTTTGCATTTATCCACCATTCTTAGGTAACTGGAGAAGCTGCTGGCGGAAGAAAAGGTGGCTGTTCCTTTTCGCCTTTAGATGGGTCATCTGTTCTTGCCAAATCTTTCACTGGAAGATCGCTATATGTTTCAGGATGAAACTGCTTTCTTTCGTTAGCAACCATTTCTTCAATTTGTTCAAGATGCTCACGCAACCATTCCTTATCCACCTTTATATAATTTTCTAGCTGATCTAAAATGGCAGGTGTAGCAATAGAACCATTGCGATTCTTAATTACTTGCTCAACAAATTGTTTTATTTTATCTAATAGCTGCTGATCGTTTCCTGCGCCTTGAGCAACTTTATCACGGATACTAAGAACGATTCGAGAAGCCGTAACTTCTTTGCCGCCCTCTTTTTCAATGCTGTCAATAAAATCAAGACCAACTAATTCGCGATATTTAGCAACCTTTTCTTCAACGGAAATTTTCTTTTGGCGATTAACGATATCTAATATATTGTCTATATATCCAGCATTTTTAAGTTCCTGTGGATCAATATTATTATCCTTGGCAAGTTTATTACCAACCTGGTCGGCAAAATTTGCTAACCAACCTACGAGTTTTTCAGAATATTTATCGTTCCCGTCTCTTTTCATTAAGCGTTGTATTGAGTTGAAAACTCAATTCCTTTTCCTTTATTTAGTTGTTCGCTCGCATCGCCAAGATGTCCACGATCTTTAAGGATTGGATACCCCATGTCATAAAGGATCTGATGAATAGAAAGTTCATCGCGGTCGCTAAATTTATATTTATTCTTTAGTTCGGCGTAGACTTCTTCTGGATTCTTACCCTGACTGACAAAACCATTAACAATAGCGCCAGTAATTGCACGTTCAAATGGCGTCATGATAAGAGTTAATCTCGCTGTATGAGCCTCTTTTGTAATTGGCCTCTCGTATACTTCCTCACAAGAAATGCACTCATAAAGACCCTCTGCAGCTTTCCAAAGTTTAATTTTGCATTTTGGGCAATTGTCATCTTCGGGTGCAGCAAGCTTTTCTGTTTTGCAGACACAATTAACAGATGCCTTTTTATCATCTGCTTCGTGTCCATGCTCCATAGCATTATGACGAGCCTTGTGTTCTGCATCACCAGGCGATACAACTTTGCCACATTCTGGACATTTCCATGCATCGTCTGCTTCTTTTACGAGCTGCGTATTTTCATCTGATGCATATTTTTCATCATCAGCATCGTATGCATCATTAATTTCTTTGTGTCGCTTTTCTAGCTTTTTGACCATTTTGCGGATTTCTTTACGAAATTTTTCAACGGCTTGATCATCGAGCATACAATCAACATCGCGAGCAATCGCCTTGCTAATTTCTTTGTCGAGCATTTTAAGATGAGCAATGACACGTTCACAGCCAGCAGTTGTCTTTCCTGAATGTGGAGGAAGACTATTCATCTTCTTTGTTATCCAATCCATGAACCCGCCAAGATCCTGTGTTTCTTCATAATCGCCAGGCGGTTTAGCTGCCGGTTCCTCAACAATTACTAGATCGCTAAGTGGCATTTCATCCATCACCATAATCTCTTGTGGTTCAAAAGCGACTGTTTCCATTTCGGCTGTTTCTACAATGTCTGCTGTTTTTTCCATTGAAACCCTCTTTTATTTAGTCCAGTCATCAATTACAAATAACAATTTTTCCAATTGTTCATCATTTAATTTAACAATTGAACTACTTGGAATAATTGAATTTAATGTATCAAAATACTTATTTCGCAATAAAGCGAGTTTGTCCTTTATATTTGAAGTTTTATTAGTATATTTTTCGGCTATCCTAATAATCCCCATCTCATTGGAACGACTTGAAAATATACTAAATAGGCCAAATGGAACATCTATATATCGTTCTGGCGCATCAAAATATAGTCTTGGATCATATACATCCTGGCCTTTTTGGCTTCCTGGTTCAAGTCCATCACCAATAAAAGTCCTTGGATATAGAGGGCTTGGCGTTAAATAATGTACGCCTTCGCCAGCAGCAGTATCACCCCAACTACAATCTACTTTATTAAATTTTTCCATTATTTCATTCGCAAACGGGCAACGTTCACCAATTTTTTGCGTATGATAGATAACAAGATTTTTTTTAGCTGCCTGTTCGGCATCATCAACACTTGCAAGTGGTGTCATCGTTAAAATGACATCACCAACATCTTTACAGGCATCAATTATTTTTAGGCCATAAGGACAATTAGATATTGTATCGCCTCTAATAACAGAAAGTTTCTTCATTTTATTTTTCATTCAATAAAAACCCAACTGCTATTTTTCTTGCCTTTCTTTTGGCATTTTTAATTCTTAACTTAACATTTATATTAGCAACCCTTGGCTGCTGGCCAGTCATTTGATTTCCTAAATTAAAAGCACGATTAATATGATAGGTCCACTTAATTGGAGAATGTTTATAACCAGATGGATTGGATGCAGCATATTTCATTACATCATCCCATGATTTAAATTCTTCACCACTATTCGCCATATTAGCAACTAGCCTAGACATTGTTCCGTCGCCGGCAGAGAATCCAAACATGGCAAGTCTCCAATACATATCATCGCCCTTTGGAAAATA